TACGATTTGGATTCGCAGGAACTATTTGATCCGTCTGCGTTTAGCGACAACCAGCGGTTGATTCGCGTCGGCGTGCGCGAGTCGGACACCAAGATCCGTTACGTGCTCTCCTGGTGAAGATCGTCCAGCCATCCCTTGCAAATAGATGCCCATGTCTTGAACTCGTAGGACTTGAGGGCCGTGCGGCGCTCGGAAAGACACCGGACCGAGTTGACCATTGCCTCCACAATGTCATCCACCAGAAACACCGGAGTCGAAAGACCGAGCGGCATGGATCCCGCCATGTAGGTCCGGTCGCGCTGTGCAGGCACAATATCTGCCACCGACTCGTTGAGGAATGACCTGTAGCTGCCCACATCCGTCACCACCTGGGGAGCGCCCGTATACATGTGCTCGAGCTGGCACAGACCGAATCCCTCGCCGTCGCCCGTATTGATGCCAATGTCGCAGATGTTGTAAATCTGGTTAATGGTCTCGTCCGTCAGCGCATTCGGCGGTGCAGTGTCCACCAGCAGCAGGTTCTTGTTGGTTGCCGGCAGTCCCGCAGCAGCCAGCGCATCTCCATAAATACGCGACACATCGTACCACGCACCCGCCTGCGGATTGATGTTGGACACAATCATCAGATACAGCGGGAGCGCGGGATTCTTGGCCAGAAGACGGACGAACGCCTGGATGGTCAGATCGAGACGCTTGCGCTGACTGTTGCGGTTCGCATTGAGAAACACGATTCCATCTCGCGGAACATTCATCTTGGTACGCAGCTCGTCACGTACCTCACGTGGCAGATTGCTAAAGATGGTGGGGTCCACCGCATGCTCCAGAACACGCACATCCTTGACTACCTTCGGGTAGGTCAGGTACACCTTCTTCCACTCGTCCGTAAAGCAATACACGCGATCCACTGACTCGGCAATCTTGTCCATGAGTGGCTGTGCGATGCCCGTATATACCTGATCCAGATACACCCACAGCTTGAAGGGGCGCTCCTTCATTGCATCGAGAAACTTGCACACAATCAGCGGATCGTTGTAAATCATCACGACATCCGGAGTCACCATCTCCAGGTACTCCTTGATCTTGTTGAAGCCAAAACCCTCCTCCTTCGGGTCCTCGTTTGCTGCTGCATCGTACTGGACAATTCCATCGGGAGCCTTGCGCATTCCCTTGCGCTCCGGGTGACGCTGAAACCCAAAGTGAAACGTCTTGACCTTGGGCGACAGACTCGCAACCTGCTTGAGAAGATTTGCAGCAACCTTGCTGTACCCGGTCGTCTGATCGACGTGCGTGCTGACGAGTACAAAGCGCATTACATTTCTTTCGCACTTCTGTATAAATAGAATAATGCAGGTCAACAACGCACAAGATTACACGCGACTGCTGAAACAGCGCGTCATTGCCACTACGGCACGGTTGAGTCCCCAACCGATGACGAAGGAGTATGCGTATGTCTACACTGCGCTGGTTGCCAACCGCGCCACGCAGATCGTTCAAATCCGGAACGTTCCGCACAGGGGATGCACGCAAGCGGGTCAGACGAAATCCGATTGTTGCACATAAATAAGAATGGAATCCGCCGACTACTCGAACCAATCCGCTGTTGCCGCCGCACCTGCTCCTGAATCCAAGTCGTGGTTCTCGATGCCGACCCTGCCGACCTGGATGGGTGGCCCTGCTGCCCCGCCTGCCGCGCCCACTGCTGGCCGTCGCCGTCACCGCACGCGTCACCACAAGAAGAAGGGTGGTCGCCGCACGCGTCACCACAAGCGCCGTTAGGGCATCGTAGCCATCTCCTCACACTTTTGAATGTTTTCAGCCGTTAACGGAACAACACGAAACCCAGCATGCAAATAGACATCTAATACATCTTGCGTAATCGGGAATGCGTCTTGCGTGATGAAGGACCGGCCCAAATAGAACGCACCCGGGAACAGAATCCGGATTTTGTCCTCCACATAGTCTTCCAACTTTTTCGTAGGGCAATACCGATCTCTTTCTTTTGATCGGAGCCACGGTTTCATGAAGGAACCTGACTCGAGATTGAACGCAATCGAGGAACCATTCTTCTTCAGCTCGCCGGCGCCGTTGATGACATGCGCACCCACAGACAATGCAAGCGAGTTGTGGACAGTTCCAACCTCGAACGGCGTATCGACCCGGGTTGCCACAAACTGCCCGCCATCGTACATGATCCAGGTATATACACCATCTTGCGTGATTTGTTCGGGATGAAGCCTCGGGATCGCCCGGAGGTAGTTTTCGAATGCGACTCGTTCCGTGGGCGGGAGCAAGAGGGCGCCGCCTACAGGACCCTTCTGGCCTGGTTCCTTGCGAATCACCACGCCATCGACCGTCACGTTCCACAAGATGGCGTTTTCGAGACACGGAAGACGGATCTTGTACGTATTGTTCACTTCCTCGGGAGACACCCTGTATCCCTTGCGCCATACCGGGTCGCACTTGGGCCCTTCCTCCTCTTCCAGCATACGCTTGGGTCGACGGAGAAAACTACCTTCTTCTTCCTCCATTACATATAATAGAGACAATGCCGTCCGGTGCCTTGATGCAACTGGCTGCGGTGGGAGCACAGAACGAACTCGTGAATGGAAATCCGTCTCTGACCCATTTCCGGGCAGTGTACCGCCGACACACCAACTTTGCTATGGAACACGTTCGCATGGCGTTTTCGTCCTCAAATCTGGATTTCGCACCCACGCAGACCCGGACGCTGTCGTGTCGCATCGATCGGTACGCGCAAATGGTGAACGATTGCTATTTGGTTCTCACACTTCCCGATGTTTGGTCTCCGATGGTATACTTGAATGGAATCTCTCCTCCAGACGGATACGACGCACGTTGCAAGGCACTCGGGTACGAATTCCAGTGGATTTCCAACATTGGATACAACTTGATCGACCACATTGAAATCACTGCAAACGGTTCTGTTCTCCAGACACTCACAGGTGAGTTTCTCAAGTTCTACTCGTACTTTACACACGATGCATCCAAGCGTCTGGTGGTTGACCAGATGGTGGGCCACGTCAAGGAGCTATATGATCCCGCCAATGCATTCGACCGCAATGGCCAGTACCCGCATTCCATCACGCCGGTTGCCACGCCGTCCCTGATGCCCATGTCCAAGATTCCCGAGCCCTCGATCCGCGCTCGCCAGCTCATTGTGCCCCTCCACTTTTGGTTTGCAGAGAACCCGGGATGTGCCTTGCCGCTCGTTGCCCTGCAGAACACCGAGGTGTTTATAAATGTGGTTTTGCGTCCCCTCAACACGCTGTACACGATCATCGACACCGACCCGACGCACTCGACGTACGGCAAGCGCATCCAGCCGCTGGCCACCGATATTTCCAAGTTCTTGAGCCCTCCCGATTCGACAGGTCTGCCCACCAACCCGGGGCTCACTACGTTTACCGCAGATCCCTATTTGGAGTGTAACTTCATCTACTTGACCGAGATGGAGCTGAACCAGGTTGCCAAGGCAGATCAGTCGTTCTTGCTCAAGACAGTCGTGTTTCGCAACTCGGAGGGACAGTTTGGACCCAATACGGAAGTCGAGATGCCGATGCACAATCTGGTGACGCGCATCATCTTTGCCGGTCGTCGTTCCGACAAGGAGCTCACTAACCAGTGGGACAATTACACAAACTGGGACAATCCGAGTCGCGCACCGTTTACTGCCGCATCCTCCAATATCGGCACCACGTTGTACTCCAGCGGTCAAATGCAAATCACATCGGTTTCGCCGCGTGATTCCGTGATTGACGGCGTGGTTCTGTTTAACGGCCAGGAGCGCTTCACGACAAAGCCGACGGGATACTTTTCACTGCTCCAGTCGTATCGCTTCACGACAGGCACCACCTCCACGAAACTGCCGGGTGTCTACATGTACTCGTTTGCACTCAATCACGACCAGTACCAGCCGAGTGGAGCAATCAACGGAAGCATGATTGACAAGGTGACTTTGCGCACAACGCTCCAGCAGCCGCTGCCGAGTTCCGTTGGAATCTCCTCGCAATCCGTGGTATGCGTGCTGAAATCGACCGTCTTCAATCCGAACCCGGTGATTATCCCTGCTGGACAGGTCAATCTGCTCAATCCGGACGGAACCCGGCTGTATCCCCCCGAGGATCTCGTGACAGTCGTGCAAAACAGCCAGAATGGAACGGTTATTTTCACCTATACGTTCGATGTTCGGATCTACGTGGAGTCGTACAACTTCCTGCGCATTGTGAGCGGATTGGCGAATCTCGTGTTTGCTAACTAATAATGGCACAAGCGACAACGCCTGGCGGGTTTTCCTTCTCTACAAAACCGGCAGAAGCTGGGCACGTTCCTGCTGCGGGTCCCATCAAGACAATTACCTCCGTTGAAATCCGAACGTCCAAGGACGCGATCGATGTCATGGACATGCTGCCCAAACCGTGCGGCGGCGTTGTCAAGTTCGACGTGATGCCAATCTACAAGAGCCTTCGCGAAAAGAAGCTGCTGACCACCACGGAAGAAGAAGATACGACACTGGGATTTCCCACGGTGCAGCTGGCCATTACGTATACGGATGCCGAGGGTTCTCATGACGATTCGTACAAGCTGACGGAGCATGTGGAGATTGGCGAGTATTCGACGATGGGTCGTGTCTATTGCGTGCCCCAGTCCGTTGCGTGGAGTTTCAGCATGTATGCTGCCATGGGCACGATTGGCTTCATGATTCTAATGGCATGGGTAGTGAATGTGGTCTATAGCTGGCGCCTGTGGGATTCTGCGTACATTGACTTTGGGCTCAAGGCAGTGAATCCGAACGACGAGCGGTTTGGCGACCTGGGCGGCATTCTTGCTCGGTTGACATCGTATGTCGCGTTTGCGCCCACCAAGTTTGTGATGGCAATCATTGCAGCTGTCGCACCTGTTGGAACCTTCTTTGTGAATCTGTTTATCTACTTTTTCGTGATTAACAAGGCAGATGCACTCGCAGGTCGTGCTTGAATTTCTTGATTGTAAGAAGTAATGCCGGCTCATACGATAGCGCTTGTCTATCTTGAAAGACCTCGCTTATCAAATTTTGTAAATGAAGACGGAAGTATGTACGTCATGACACAAACTGAACCAATCCAACGATTGTCCTCAGATGGATTATTAACATTTTTCGCAGGTGTGCCTAATCCAGCAAATGAACCTGCAATCGATGGACCTTTGGCAACTGCACGCTTCCAATATCCACAGGCAATGACAAAGGGTCCCGATGGGACATTGTATGTTGCTGACGATAACTATATCCGTGTCATCAAGGACGGGCAAGTAACTACACTTGCTGGGCACAACGTAGAACAGGGCGATCCTGATTATGGCGAAAGTGTGGATGGACAGGGAGAGGACGCAAGTATTGCTCGGGCAGAAGATATTTGGTTTGTACCGGATGGTCGTCTGCTTTTTTGGGATGAAGATAGATTGCGCACCGTTACAATGGATGGAACAGTCACAACGCTTGAACCCGATTATGATACATACCGCCCGAATGAGGCAGTCGATGAACTAGGAAATCACTATTACAGTACGATGTGGAGTGAGGTTCGTGGATGTAAAGGGTACATCAAACGGAATACAGATAATGAGGAAATATGTATTGAAGGTCCAGAAGGAGATACATTCGCATACGATTTAGAGCACAAAGTACTTTATTTTACGGATCACACGGCGGTTTGGATTCAAGGGGAACGTGTTGTTGTACCACCAGCTTCTAACTTGTGGCAAGGGTTCGCGCGATCAGAAGTCGAGTTCTTCAACGGTGTCATGTCTGTCCTGCCTCCTCCACCGAATCCCGATGTGCCCGACCCCTTTGATTCAAACCGTGCAAACTTCAGTTTCTGCCCAGTGTGTCTGGGATACGCAACTCGTGAAAGCGGTTGTATGTACATGCATCACGTGTGCCCTGCCTCAAAGAGACACCCGGGTTTGTATGCAGAATATGCTAATCCCGCTAATGGGCAGATCGAGTGGTGTACCGTATGTGGACGAATCTGCAAGGGCCACGGGCATATCTTGCGAAACCTGCCCGAGGACAAGGGCACTGGGCGTGTGCCGTACCCACCAGGAGTCGAAATCCAGTTTTACGGCAACGACTGCTATCCTTATGGCGGAGGTGGAACGACCGAGAAGTTTGTCCGAATGGAAGAGATGGTAAAAGCAGCATGTTATGCAGCCGAAGAGGTTGGAATACGTACCGAGACTGAAGTGAGAAGGTATATGATTGAAGAGATATGGCGTGGCGTGAAATCGCTGGACGATCCCGCAGTCTACCAAGCAGCAACTGCACGTATGGCGCACCCGATTGCCGTACCCTGTGAGCTTCCCGCATCCATTGCCCCGCCTGCCGGACCCGCACCGCATATCACCAGACCTGCTGATGAAGCGGACATGGTCCCGATCGAGCATGATGCGCCTGACAACCACTGTGCGATCGAATTGAACGAGCGGCAGTACCAAAACGAGCCCGTCTACCAGTTCTGGCACAAGCAGCCGGACGGAACAATCTGGAAGCACGAGAACGAGTACATTTGCGCAGAAGATCTCCAGGAATATATCGTTGGGCAGAACACGGGCGTATTCACTGGATTGTGCCCGCTTCCTGACCACTGCAAGGCACGGTTGTACCCTGAAGAAATCAGGGATATTATTGAGGTGAGCGTGTGGGAAAAATATGAGGAAAAGTTCGATGAGCACTTTGCAGCAATGGCAGGTGGTGGCAGTTCCGGCATTCTGTACAAGATTGACCCCAGCGAACTCGGGTGCTTGCTGCCGCCGCCGAAGAAGAAGGCAGGTCGTCGGACGTACCGCAAAAAGGGCAAGAAGAGCCGCAAGACGCGTGGAAAGAAACGGTCATTGTATAATAAATGATCGAAACACGTTGGGTCGTTGCCGGTCTAGTATTTGGTCTTGTCGTGTCGACCGTCATGATTCCTCCTACTCGCAAAACACCTGCCGTGCCGGACCCGTCGGATCCCAGCAAGGTCTACCAAACGCCAACGGGATGTGTCAAGTTTGTTGCCACGGAAGTGCCTTGCTCTGCCGAACCGGATTCGTTCAATCTTCTTGCAGGTAAGTAATGGTCAATATCGTCGATGCGCTCCGTCGGGGTGCACCCTTCTTTTCCTTCATCATAGGACTCGGTATTGCGTCGCTGCTGTTTCACCGGCGATTCACGATCATTAACACGCTGGCGATTCCACTGACAGATACGACGACGAAGGTGTCCAAGTTCGACGGAAAGTGCTATCGCTTCCGCGTAGAAGATGCTTCGTGCCAATTCGTGTCTTCTCTATAAATCAAATGGAGGATTCTACGTCGCTTGACATGCTCATGTCTCCCCAGGGTCCCCAGTCGCAGCCGCCGCTGATGCCGATGCCTTCCAGTCCGGGCCCCACGCAGGGACCCATGGCGCCCACCTTCAAGCCCACGATGCCGCAGATGACGTTCATGTTCCGCAATCTGCGTCTTTACGTGTGCTTCTTCCTGGCTGCTGCGCTGATTTCGTTGAGCGCGCCGCGGACCATGCTGCTGCAGTACATCCCGAATGCGTACACGTCGGGCGGTGTCGTGAGCTGGACGGGCGCTGCAGTTCTCGGTGGATCAGCCGTGGTGATTGCCCACTTCATTAACGTGTTTATAGCGAGTATGGGCTTATAAACAATATGCAACCTGTCCAGGTGTATCCCAACATTTACTTGGGTGCTGGACGTGACTTGACACCGATCTTTACAGCAAAAAAAGGAATCACTCACGTGATTAACTGTGCCTTTCCAGAAGACTCGCCCGAGTGGTTCCGGAGACAGCATTCAGACAAGTATGTAGGCATCAACGCCATGGACCGCACGGATGTCAAGATCCTTGCATGGTACCCCATGTTTGAGGACGCAATGCGCGACTTTCTCCGTAAAGGCGGCACCGTATTTGTCCACTGCCAAATGGGCATCAATCGGTCCGCATTTTTGCTGCTGTATTTCATGCACAAGAACTTTGGACTGGATTTCAAAACATTGGTGGATCGCGTTCGTGTTCATCGTCCAATTTGTTCCAATCCTGCATTCATGAAGGAAATCGTTGATAGCATTTACTTGAACTCGAGCAAGTCAAACTAAAGATGGACGTGTTCAAGGTGCGGAAGGTACGTGAGTCTGGAAGTTCGTCCATGGGAACGCTTGATTCCGTCCACCAAGACATGGTGCACACCTTGCGGGAGTCGAAGAGCAAGCAGGTGGAGCTACGGAAGGAAATGGACGACCTGAAGGTTCAAATTGAATCTGTCAGTTCGTCCAATGATATGAAGGATATTTTACAGTGCTCCATCTGGGAAGCACGTGTGCGCGACTTGGCACAGGAGTTGTCGCAGCTGAATCCGTTGGAAGAGTACTATATGAAAAACATGGATATCCTCACAGACTATTACCGACGTGATGTGGGAAGCGCGTCGCCCGCTGTCCAAAAGGAGGATTCGACGTTTATGAAGTTCTTTGCCGCTGCAACGCCCGAGGGTGTGTCCAAAAAACAGATTTTCGACGAGTACGTGACCCGCATGAAGCTGTCCAACTCGTCCGAGACAGGAACCGTCATGACCGAGCATTGCAATCAGTGCAATGTGGCGCGTGAAGAGATTAGCTCCGAAGGTATTCTAGTCTGTCCATCCTGCGGCTCCGAAGAGTACTCCCTGGTTATGAGTGACTTCCCATCCTTCCGTGACCCACCGAAGGAGCGTAACAATTACGCCTATAAGAAAATCAACCATTTGAATGAGATCCTTAACCAGTTCCAGGCAAAAGAATCGACCATGATTCCTGACGAAGTGATGAACGAGGTGGTGCTCGAGATCAAGAAGCGTCGGATCAGCAATATTGCCGATTTGACGGAAAAGGAGATTCGAGAGATTCTGAAGAAGTCGGGTCGCTCCAAGTACTACGAGCATGCTGCCCATATATTGAGTAGGCTGAACGGCAACCCGCCACCCACGATTACGCCGGAGATTGAGGAGAAGATCCGCACCATGTTCCAGGAAATCCAGGCACCGTTCTTGCTCTACTGCCCGAACGACCGCACGAACTTCTTGAGTTACTCGTATATTCTGTACAAGTTCTTCGAGCTGCTGGATTTGGACGAGTACAAGGTCTATTTCCCGCTTCTCAAGAGTCGTGACCGGTTGATTGCGCACGACCAGATATGGAAGAAGATTTGCGATTATCTGCAGTGGGAGTTCATCCGGTCGATTTAACGACGACGGGTGTAACGGCGCCGACGACCCGCTCGCTTCGGAGGCTGAACGCCTAAGAATCCCCTGATATTGTCTGCAGGCCCTGTTCCAGGCGATGCATCGATACCCATCTTCTTTTCAACCACATCACGAACTGCCTGGTCGGTAGCTTTCTTGACGAGTTGTTTGTTTAGACCACCCCGTTCAATAACTAACGCAGACAGCTGTGCATGGATCTTTCTTGCAGCACGGACATCTGCTTGAAATTGTGCAGATACCTCACGAGTGCCACATAATTGCAAGTTCTCCCTGGCATTGCTACCAATGATGTTTAGTATAAAATCCATCGGGAATCCCTCATACACTTTACCATCGCGATAGCTGGCAAGAATGTCATTATTTGCCCCCTTGAGAATACTTGCTAATCTAGGGGACTCGCTTGCACACGGATTATTCCCCATTCTATCGAAGATTTCCTCGAGTTCATTGTTCAGCTGTGTTTCCGATGCTCCTCCACGACGAGTGCGACGACGTCCAGCGAGCTTGGGTGCCATTTGAACATATGCTGGGTTTACTTTTGAAAGGTTGCAGTATGGCCAGCAACAGGCGTTTTCGACGGCAGGACGGTGGACGACACGTGGACCATTACAAGAACAAGCAGCAGTTTCAACATTTGTATATCCGATAGAACAATGGAGACCCGGGCCAAACGCCAGCAAGCATGTAGCGCACGGGAAGTGATTGATAAACCAAAAACTGTTTCCGATGCCTATAACATCAAGAACCAGTGCTTGAAATGGAATGACAAGTACGTCAAGATTCTTACAAAGGATCCGATTGTGCCCAAGGAGCCGGTGTCCAAGGAAGGGCGTGTTACAAAGGACGGGATTTATACATTCTTAGTAACCGAGAGTGGGAAGCTATGGACTGCGCCGGTGGAATCCATCACGGAATACGGATCCTTGCACGACACGATGGTGTACGAATCAAAGGCAACGTCCGTCTTGTATGCGGGAGAACTCCGCAAGACTGGAAAGGAAATCGAGTTCAACTTGCAGTCGGGAACGTATATGAAGTCATTTCTTTCGGATCATCCGGATTGCGAGGAGTATTTGAAGAAGGAGACGACGGAAGTCCTGGAGAAGGCACATCCGGAAGCAGATGTTCAGTTTGTGGAAGAGACGCTTGTTACACCCGCGAATATCCCGCTCACGAAGGAAGATCTTGACAAGTTCCATGGACTCGGATTCGAGATTCGGCTGTACAAGGACCGGAATGTATGCAAGGCAAATCCCGTAATGCTAGACGCACAGCTGACAGCCGCGACTCGCCAAGCAACCTATGCTCAATCAAAGGGGATGCCAGTACCGGTGGATACGCAAGCATTCATCACTGGATTGAAAAAGATGATGGAATTGCATTCGTCAAATTATGAGTTGTATAATAGTAAAATGCCCACACTTTCCACTGTTCCTATGCCCAAGGGCGGTCGCCGCACGCGCCGCTGGATTCAGGGTGTGACGAAGACGATGAAGCGCGGCGCGTTCACTCGCCAGGCACTGCGCAGCCACAAGACCCCGGAGCAGTATGCGGATTCTGTGCTCGCCCACCCCAAGCGTCACAGCAAGGTCACTCTGCGTCGTGCACGGTTCCTCAAGAACATCCGTCGCTAAAAACCAAATTAGACAGTAGTTTACACATCATACAATGCATTGGGTTTATGTTTTATTATCGGAAAGTGGTGACATTTATGTAGGAGAAACAACACGTCTTTTTCGGCGTTGGAATGAACACCAAACTGGTCGTGGTGGAGTAAACACTTCAATGGGCGAATACAACACAGTTATTGGACTTTACAACGTTGCATCGAATCGATCGTTTGCTGGGTTTCTTGGCGAACAATCGGCATGGAGTTGTGAAAGATATTGGGAAAATGACGTTGATAAATCGGATGCACTTTTTATCGAAAACCTGATTACGGAACGATATATGGTTGAGAAGAAGTGTATTGTTCGGGGTGGTCGATACACAACCGAGAAGATGTGTCGGAAGTTCTCTCCCTTGAACCATACAGTCGACCGACCGCTTTGTAAATGCGGATACCCGTGTGAAGTGAATATGAAGAAGGACAAGACAAAGATATACTTTACATGTCCTATTCCTACATGGGTTGAAGATGTTCCAGAGAAGTGTAACTTTTGGGAAGAGTACACGCCATTTCGACTGCAAAAGGATGTTGAACTTCGTAATCGTCAAAAGCAGTGGGAGTTGTGGGTTGCAAAGTTACCAATGTATAATGGTGGTCCATGTATGAAATGTAAGAGCGATAGATATCGCCCTATCTGGTCGCGTGGTGAAAAGTATTCGATCTGTGAGGGTTGTTTCAATTTGAACTATGAAGCATTGAAGAAAGAATATCAATCGGCATTTCTTGCTGATGTTTTCGCAGACTAATGCCATTTACAGGGACCAGTAGCAGTTGGAACAAACAAATGCTCTACTACCGAGGCAATGATGAGAAGCGCTATACGGAGATCCCGCCCATCCCCGAGGGCACAACCCACCTGGACGTGTGTTTCAACCCCGGTCTTACAGAGTTGCCCCCACTTCCCGAGGGACTGACCAATTTGAACTGTTCGGCTACAGGTTTGTCGACTCTCGTTCTGCCCGAGAGTCTGCTCGAGTTCAACTGTAGTTATTCAAAGTTCAAGTCGTTGCCTGCACTGCCTGCTGGACTCACGGATCTTGTCTGTGGATACAACCGTGAGCTGGCGGAGCTCCCTCCTCTCCCGAAGGGACTGCGGGTGCTGATGATCGACTACACTGCCATGTCAGTCATTCCTCGCCTGCCTGAAACGCTCCGTGTGTTTCTCGCAACAGGCGCGCCTCTCGCGGAGCCGTTTGCCAGTTACAATGCCGAGTACAGGAAGGAGCTGCGCATCAGTGTGCTTATCGACCAGGTCAATGCATACTGGGACAAACTCGCTTTAACGCCGGTGTAAGTCATCATACAATGATCCGTAATGTCACAGAATCTCAAAAGCGCAGAGTAGCTGGGCGACAGAGATTCAAGTGCGCTGCGTCGATCCCTGATTACACATGTCCATTGAAGGGGGAACCATTCGATGAGTCTGGATATGAGATTGACCACATTCAGGAACTGCGGGATGGCGGTAGCAATGAACTTACGAACCTACAGGCTCTATGTATCTCGTGTCACCGGGTAAAGACAACCAGGAACACAAGTGTTCTTTCACGAGAGAAGAAGCCAGACCTTCATATTTGTTATCATTGTGAGAAGCGTACAGCTGACGTTTTTGAAAATGATAAGTGGCACTGTAAGGAAGATTGCTTTAGGAGCTGCAAGGGTTATTCTAATGATGGATGTGGACCACGTTCAGCACCTTTTAGAGAGGCAGAAAAGATAAGGGTAAATTTGAACGACTTTGCTTTTAAAGGTAAAGTTCCTCTAGGAACCGTACGTACTTCTGGAGTGAGACCTGACGGCGTAGTATGGCATAGCGTTACGTTTCCACGTAAGTAGAATTCCCGGGCAATATTTTGACCTAGAAAAGCAATGAACGGCATTCGTCGTGTGTTATTGGATCCGATGATGATGAGTCAGACGGTGAGCGTGTTTCTCGCCATCAACGGTCTTTCTCAAACAATGCACGAGGACATTCTGCCGCGCGAGACGCTGGTCTTTACCGCCTCCGAGGCAACGGTCCAAGAGTGTATCAAGCGGGGATACCGATTCAAGAGAATCTCACAGGAGGAAGCATGTGCTCCGCTCGGGTGGGACTTTATTCAGAACGTGATTAATCGGGTTGCCCCTTTTCTGTATCTTAAGGTAAATGACACTGTGGATGCTTCTTCTGGCGGCTATCGTTCTCATGATCCTGGCATACCGCGCTAGCGCAGCTGCAGGTCCAAAGGACTGTGGTTGCTCAAAACGAGCGGGCGGGGCGCCTGACGCGTCACAAACATGGTCTTGACCAGCGGGTTTCCAAAGTACTCATTGACGACCAAGCGAACAACCGCGGGATCAAAGGTCTTGCACGAAAACACATCAAGATACATATCATTTGTCTCTTCACAAAAGTGGGCACAAATGTTGCTGGTCTCGATGAGCTGGACGAGCGTATATCCCTTCTTGTTGCCGTCTCCAAACATGACAATCTGCGGGGCGCCATAGGCAACCATGTCAATCTCCTTGACGAGCGTCTGCGTAAACTGGCCAATGTTGTTTGCACAGCGGATCTTGTGGGGCGCGCACCGAGCAGCATCCATCATAAGGTGAAATCCCCAGGACATTGAATTAGTATATTGTCTAGCGTGAAAATGTAATATGAGGAATCAGGGCGTCAATCGTATGCCTTCCGTGAAGGGTCATATTGTAAACCTCACGGCAAACCTTGTGATTGTCGGTCTGGTGTATTTGATTTGCGGTATTGTTGTGTCGTGGATGATTAGCAATACCTTCCCGCATTACGACGAGTCGTGGAAGAAGCAGTCGGTCAGCATGCAGATTCTGGACGTTGCCGCAGAAGTGTCCATGCTCGTCATCCTGGCCTTCTGGTCGTCCTATGCCGTCGACTGGATTATCCCGATCTTGCCCGTGGCACCTATCCTTGAAAAGTATATCGAGACATTCGGAGGTCGCATGATCTTCTTGTACGCCGTCTTCTTGTTTATCCACGACCTGGATGAGAAGTTAACATACCTGTATACGGAGTTTTTAGGCAAGGCTTAATGCTTGCGGCGACGTCCCATGCCGAGCATACCGGTCGGCGCCGGCGTTGCCTGGTGGAGGACCAGCGCATAAAACGGGTAATAGACCGACGCAAAGAAGAAATCCAGGATCGCCCACAGGATGTTGCCGTACGTATCATAACTCAACTTTGCGGCTCCAAAGGAAAAGAGGAAACCAGCCAGGAGTGCGAGAACAAATCCAAGAACTGCAACAACGCCCCATCCGGCTGCCACAGTCGTTGCTGCGGACGTTGCCGCAGTCGCTGCCGCGGATGTTGCCGCAGTCGTGTCCTGAACCGGCGGCGCAGGGGCCGCAGGGGTTGTGCCTGTAGGCGCAGCGTTGGATGCAGTAGTGCTCATTTACAATTCCCGCAAGATATATAAATGAACTTCTGGCTTCTCCCAACAACCAACGCACTGATCAATACATTTTTGCGTTCGTTGGTGGTGATTGCAGTAATGATTCTGGGATTCAAGACATCCTGGTACTCTGCGTACTGGGGAGCAGTGGTTCACGATGCCATCTCCCTAATTTTGATTCGGGACCTTGTATAAATGGAAGCTGCGTACAAGGAAGCGGAAGAAGCTATGCGCAACAACGTCGGCATGGATCAGATCAACGAGAGTCTGAAATCCAGATTTAGTTCCAAGGAACGCACGGAGATCCTTCGTGTGGCCCGCGAGCGCCTTGTTGCCGACGTGTCGAAGAAGCACGTTGATGCGGTAGAACTTATGCACATGTCAAAAAAAGGCGGCAAGCACCGCCGGACCCGCAAAAGCCGCAAGAAGATGCAGAAGGTCTTTGTGCCTGTTGCGGTTGTTGCAGTAACGCCTCCTGCGTGGATCCGAAAGCATTCCCAGAGAAAAACTAGGAAGTATACAAAATGAGTGCCCCCGAAGTTGTTTTAGACCCGTCGACGGTTGCTCTTACTGCCCAGGTCCAGGAGTCCAAGGTGGAGGAAGTCGTCGTGGAAAAAGTGGATTCTGTCGCAGTTGCTCTGGTCGACAAGGTTGTGGACAAGGTGGTGCCTGACCAATTCAAGGAAGAAGTCAAGAAGATGGTGGAGGATGCTGTGAAGCAGGCTGTGAAGGCCGCACTTGACGAGATTATGAAGGAATTCAAGCCCCCTACGGTTGAAACGCTGAAGGAAGACCTTGCAATGGTGATTGGTAAACGCAGTTGGTTAGGATGCTAAAAATTACACCTCATAAAGTAACAGAATGTCTCAAGGTCCGGTAGGACCACAGGGACCGCCGGGTTATCCTGGTGTACAAGGAAGCACTGGACCTTCAGGACCTACTGGTCCGCAAGGTCTTCAAGGCAATATCGGTGACCGCGGATGGACTGGTGCTACAGGCACAACGGGTTCGACCGGTCCGCTCGGAACAGGATCGACTGGAACAACAGGGTCCACAGGCGCCCAAGGTTTTACAGGATCGACAGGTCCTGCTGGAGTTGGAGTCACGGGCCCTGCTGGAATTCAAGGTCTTGCTGGATTCGCAGGTTCTACGGGTCCTACAGGAAGCCAGGGAGTGCAGGGAACTGTGGGTGACCGCGGATGGACAGGCGCAACAGGCGCATCGGGTTCAACGGGCGCCACGGGTCCGGTTGGAACAGGTACGACGGGCGCGACAGGTCCAACTGCTGCGACGGGTACGACTGGATCCACTGGACCGCAAGGTATTGCTGGAAGCGCGACGAATACGGGAGCAACGGGGCCATCGGGTGCTGTTGGACCTATTGGTCAGCCGGGCCCCCAGGGTCCTCCTGGAGGATTTGGAGCAACGGGTCCTACGGGCATGCGAGGTGTTGCAGGTATTGATGGTCCTCCTGGCGACAAGGGCTTGACAGGAAGCACGGGAACTACGGGTCCGAAAGGCGATGTGGGCGCATCCATTGCAGTGAAGGGATCGTATGCGACAACGGCAAGTCTTCCGGGCAGCGGTGTGAGTGGAGATGCGTACATTATCACGTCAACAGGTCACTTGTGGGTCTGGACTGGTTCGTCTTTTATTGACGGTGGTCAGTTTGTTGGACCTACAGGAATCACGGGCCCTACAGGAGCAGGCGGCACGGGAACCACAGGACCTACTGGAGCAGGCGGCACGGGAACCACAGGACCTACTGGAGCTGGCGGCACGGGAACCACAGGACCTACTGGAGCTGGCAGCACGGGAACCACGGGACCCACAGGAGTAGGCAGCACGGGAACCACGGGACCCACAGGAGCAGGCAGCACGGGAACCACGGGCCCC